ATGAGTGCGATGCTGGAAACGGTGATTCTGACGTAGATACCACTCTATTTCATGAGGAGTCGCTTGTGAATATTGAGATAGATGGTATGATATACACGATCCCTATTGCGGTAAACGATTTGATAGATAACCTAGTCTTACAGATAAGAGAGCTTCAGACATTATCTGGATCAGGTGGATTCAAGAGTAATTAAGGGGAATCGGCACTACGTCTTTGACAGTGCTGAGGAATATGCAGAGCATTTCGATAAAGGGAAGGCTCCTCCTATCCATTCAAATTGGAAAGACGCACAAGAAGGGGACTGGGTATATTCTGATGATGGGAAGGTAGTTCAGTTGCTAAAAGTATCAGATATTAAACATCCTAATGACTCAAAGAATTACCAATATGCTCAAGGATGGGTAAGAACAGTTGTTGGAACATTTATCAAAACAAAAGATAGTTCTATGGACTCAGACTTCAGTAAGCACAAAGATAGATATACATTCTCAGGAAAAAAGAGTACTCCAGCCAAGAGATTAAGATCAAGAAAGACAGTTACAAAAAAAGAGAGACTATTTGCAACAAGTGTAGCGGCTGGTCATGGAGTAGTAGCAGCTTACCAGTCTTCATTCGGAAATTCCATGCCAGATCAGAAGGCAAGAGCGAAAGCTGTAATTTTACTTAAACAGGAGAGAGTAATGAAAGAGATTGAGAAGTCTGTAATGGACGTTGCGAAAAGCATGGGTATTGACCATCAATACGTCTTGAACAACTTAAAAATTCTATGTGAAAGTTCTGAAGATGAAAATATTGTCTTACAATCGACTAAAGAGCTGGGAAAAGCCATCGGTACTCTAGGAGCTCCACAGAAAAAGAATGTTGAGATGGGTATTTATGGAATGATGCAACAGTTCTCGCCAGAAGAGATAGATGAAGCAAAACGTCCAATGTTAGAAGAAGTGGAGTCTGAATAATATGATATGTCCAAGATGTTCATCGTATCAGATCAAAAAAGATGGTACTAATAAAACTGCTCAGATATTTCAATGCAAATCATGCCAGAGACACTTTTCAGTTCCTATGGAGAATATCCAGCTAGATTCCAGCTTGATCGAGCCTGGTAAGGTATATGAGCATAAGTCAGATGAAACTATCAGAGTTCATGGTCTAACAGATATGCATCTTGGTGCTAATGAGTTTGATCTAGATAAATTTCGTGAAGCTATCAAGATGATTTACGAAGATGACAATGCATTATGGTTTGGTAATGGTGATATGTTGGAATGTATACCACCTAACTATAAAATCAGTCAGAGAGGTCAATACATCAATCCAGAAGAACAGCATTTAGCGTTTATGGACTTAATTGCACCAATTATCGACAAGTGTTTATTCGTTAGGGGTGGAAACCATGATTATCTGAGAAGTGTAAGACTATTGGATTATGATGTATCTCGTATTATTGCAAAAGAGATGGGAGTTCCGTACTATAGACTACCAGGCTACTCTATTATCACGGTTGGCGGTAAAAAGTGGTATCTCGTAAGTGGACATGGCAAGAGTGGAGCTAAGAATGGCGATTTGGAGTTGGATAAGCTATCTTCGATATACAGTCAGGGAGATATTTTCTTTCTGGGTCACAATCATCAACTTTATGCAAAACCTATTGACTCCATCAAAGTTGAGAATGATGAGGAGACTCTTCACAGGAGATGGTATATCAGAGGTGGGAGTTTTCTTAGATACGCAGAATATGCGAGATACTCTTTGTATACAATAGTAAGAACAGGATGGGTAACTATCGAGCTTAGTAAGGATAGTGTTAAGTGTTGGACAAACTAGCAAAATATGATGCGTCAGGTCTTAATCTTGGGGAGTCAATTAAGGAACTAAAAAGAATATCAAAACAGATAAGTTATTCTGGCCTGGTGAGTGGTAGAAATTATGATTTCGTAAGAGTTAAATGGATAAGGTCTATTATCGATCACATAGAAATTCCAGAATTGGTGGGACATGAAGAACAAGACGACAACATCGAAGCATGACATCATTAGGTCAATTAAAGCATTACGAATTAGGATGGATAGAATATATAATATTTTGCTCATTCAGCAACAGGAGCTTAAAGAGTATATCGAGTTTATGGGGAATGAGAAAGAATATGAGGAACATTTAAAAAAGAAATATGAACGTAAACAGCCAGAAGATAACGGAAGCGGAACAGACGCTGGAACTGGCGAAGAATGATTTAATCGCTTTTGGTAAACTATTCCTACCTGACGACTTTAAGAGATCAGAAACTCCTCCATTCCATTATGAGATCGCTGACCTGATAGATGATAAACTCTGTAAGCAACTTGCTATTATCGTGCCGCGTGGTCATGGCAAGACTGTACTGACAAAAGCATCCATACTTAAAGATTTTTGCTTTTCTGAGGAACTTTTATTCTATGCGTGGGTAAGTGCGACTCAGAAGTTGTCCGTAGGAAACATGGATTACATTAAACACCACTTTGATTACAACGAAAGAATTAAATACTACTTCGGAGCAATGAGAGGTAAAAAATGGACAGAAGAAGATATTGAATTGAAAAATGGATGTAAACTAATTTCAAAAAGTAATGTTGCTGGCATACGTGGTGGCGCAAAACTTCATAAACGATACGACCTCATTGTTCTTGACGACTTTGAACATGAGGCAAATACAATAACTCATGATGCGAGGGCTAAAAATGCAAATCTTGTTACGGCTGTTGTCTATCCTGCTCTGGAGCCTCACACTGGTAGGCTTCGTGTTAACGGGACTCCTGTACATTTCGACAGTTTTATTAATAACTTGCTCAGAGGCTACGAGCAAGCGGTTAAAGAAAAAAAATCTTTCTCTTGGAACATGGTTACGTACAAAGCCTTTCTTCCAGACGGGACTCCGCTTTGGCCCAGTTTCTTCAATAAGGAAAAACTTATAGAAAAGAAGAAATTCTATAGAGATTCAGGCCAGCCATCTAAGTTCTATCAAGAGTACATGATGGAAGTCATGAGTGAAGAGGACGCTATGTGGAAGCGTTCAGACATTAAGCATTGGAGTGGATATTATGAGAATATCGAAGGCATTAACTATATCGTACAAGAAGGAGAAAAGACACCTATCAATACATTTATCGGGTGTGACCCTGCTACTGATATTGATACTAAAGAATCTGATTATAGCGTCATTATGGTTGTGGGTGTGGACATAGATAATAATCTATTCGTACTCGAATATGAACGGCATAGAAGCATCCCAACCATCGGATCAAAGTCACCTGACGGAACAGTATTTGGAAAGAAAGGTGTTGTAGATCATATCATTGGATTGTATGATAAGTATCATTGTGTTAGTGCGACTGTGGAAGACGTAGCAATGAATAGGTCTATATTCCAAGCGATGAACGATGAAAAGAGAAGATTGAATAGGTTCAATTTGTCGATAATACCTCAAAAGCCTGGTGGAACTCAAAAGAGAAACCGCATTTATAGTGGACTTGCTGGTAGATTTAGCATGGGAAGCATCTTTTTGAGGGATAACCACTTTGATTTAACGCACGAAATCCTTACATTCGGCCCCAGAATGGCACATGACGATACCATAGAGGGACTTTATTATGCAAATCTGCACGCTTTTCCTCCCAATTATGCCCAGAAAAAGGACAAAACGTGGAGAAAACCAAAGAAAAAGGTGAAAAATTGGATAATAGCTTAGCTGTAAGACGACCTTACTTCAATAATCGACTATCTACTAGGGCAAGTAATGGTACTGACCCCTCTTTGAATAAAGGCCCTACAAAGTCTATCTGGCAAGAAGTCACCAAACGTAGAAAGATTCCTGCGAAAAGATATTCTCTGGAAAGTTTGGTTGATATGGGAATTGAAGGTATTCCAATGATACGAGCATTTAAGTACCCGTGGTCTATGCATGCCTAGATTTGGTAAAAGGTCTAAGAAAAGGCTAGCAACTTGTGACGATAGACTTCAAAAATTATTCAAAGAAGTTATAAAATATTTTGATTGCACGGTAATACAGGGACACAGGGGTGAAGCAGAACAAAATCGAGCATATGACGCGGGACGAAGTAAGCTTCGTTATCCTGATGGTAAGCATAATGCTGATCCTTCAAAAGCCGTGGATGTGGCTCCTTACCCTGTCGACTGGAGCGACCGTGATAGGTTTCATTACTTTGGTGGTTTTGTTCTGGGCATCGCATCGCAAATGGGATTAAAGATACGTTGGGGCGGCGACTGGGATAGAGACACCGAAGTCAAAGACAATAGGTTCGATGACCTTCCACATTTTGAAATAAGAGAATAACGTAGGAGAATGAAAAATGGCAATAGTTTATGGGGTACATAAGTACAATACCTCAGAAGCACTTAACCTTCAGTTAGGACAAGCTGGATTTGATGTTGTTGGAGAACACGATTCAACTACACAGTCTCCCCCAGATGAAAATGGGAGAGCTGGTGTATGGATTGCTCTACAATGTCTAGCCGCTGTAACTCCTGGCTCTACTGCTTATGCAAGTCAGTTTTGTCAGTTAACAGCTGCTTGTAATGAGGGTGATGATTTAACGTCTGTATTCTTACAGCCTGGTGACATCATCTATGGAAGCTTCTCAGGGGTAGTGAATCATACCAACTCTAATGCGACTTTACTAGCTTATAGAGGATAGAGTGCCTAGACAAAGCGACAAAAAGAAAGCCGATATTAATAAAAGGCTTTGGGAGCAATCTAATGGAAGCTCTAGGCAAAAGTGGCAGAAGGTTAATCAAAGAGGGTATGACTTCTATC